TTCCCTCTGTATTACCTTGTAAAGAATCTGTACCAATACCAATATTAGAACTACCTGTTGTGTTACTATCAAGTGCTTCTTTACCTATTGCAACATTACAAGAACCTGTAGTGTTAGCACATAATGCTATATAACCTATAGCTGTATTACTACTACCTGTCGTATTAGCACCTAAAGCTTGATAACCTGATGCTACATTAGTAGCACCTGTCGTATTTAATTTAAGTGAACTATGACCTGTTGCTGTATTTAAATAACCTGTTGTATTAGTTAATAAAGAACAGAAACCAACTGCTGTGTTAGAACTTGCTGTTGTGTTATTTAATAAAGAGCAGGCACCTACTGCTACATTAGAAGCACCCGTTGTGTTAGTTGTTAAAGCTTTATCTCCAACTGCTGTATTGTTTGATGCTGTTGTGTTAGCAAATAACGCTTCTTTACCTATAGATGTATTACAAGAACCTGTTGAGTTAGTAGCCATAGATGCTCTACCCATAACTGTATTAGAAGAACCTGTTGTAAGACCTTGTAAAGCTTTCCAACCAACAGCTGTATTTTCATCACCACTTGTTAAAGAGTTAAATGCTAAATATCCAATTCCTGTATTTCTATTTGCACTATCTAAAGTTCCTGTATTTCCGTCTTCACTAATAAGTAAACTTTGAGTAAAATTAGTAATGTTATATTTAATTACTACACCATTTATAGTACCATCGGAGCTTAAACTTGCGCCTGAAGGAATTGTAATAGTATCACCAGATGCACCAATAGTAATCGTGTTACTTGATTCATTGATAATGTTATTACCTGCTTGGTCCTGGATTGTATCTACTTTTATAATACTACTCATTTTCTAATTCCTTTACTCTAGCTGTCAATTCTTTAATTGCATTGATTAGTGGAATAACAAACATTTCTCTTGATATTTCTTGAATACCACTTTTATTTTCTGTCCATACTCCGTAATTTTTTACCTCTTTTTCCGAAACACCACTATCTAATAACGCCTGTTTAACCTCTTGTGCAATTAAACCATTCATTGTAGTTTCTGTGTCTTTATTATTTTCTTTGTTATATTCAGAAGTTAATTCTTTATCTATTTCATTTGATGCTTTCCAATTATAGGTAACAGGTCTTAATTTATCTATAAAATCTAAACCTAAATTTGAATTTTTAATATTTTTCTTTAGTCTTAAATCAGAGTTTCTTGTCCATGAAGCATTTGTAGCAAAATTATTATGAACTTTGTTAGAAGCTTTACCAAAAGTAAAAGTATTTGAACCACAACCTTGAGTACTATGAGCTATAACTAGTTCAACATTTCCATCTGTGTTATCAGGGTAAGATCCATAACCAATTGAAACTGAATTTGATGTTGCATTACCATTTCTACCAGCATTAGTTCCTAAAAATACATTTCTACAACCTGTTGTTATTGTACCACCACCTGCACCACCACCAACGAATACATTTTCTTTTCCTGTTGTTACATCACTTCCAGCAGTGTGGCCTACTACTACATTACAAGCAGCTGTTGTATTAGCACCTAAAGCACCACAACCAATTGCTACATGACTTGAAGCTGTGTTAACTGCTAATGCTGCATAACCTATACCAACACTAAAATCTCCTGTTGTATTTGTACCTAAAGCACCTTGACCGATTGCAACCATTCTACAACCATCTACATTTGCTGTTAAAGCAGTATGTCCAATAGCAACGTTTCTATCTCCTGTTGTATTAGCCTTTAAAGTTTCTGAACCTAATGCAGTGTTAGTGGCACCTGTTGTGTTAGCTGTTAAAGATTGAAATCCTACTGCTGTGTTACATGAAGCTGTTGTATTTGCATTTAAAGCACAAGAACCTACTGCTGTGTTAGATTGACCTGAACTATTAACTAAAGTTGCAAAACCAACACCTGTATTATCATTATCATTTACATTAGATAATAAAGCACCACAACCCACAGCAACATTTCTTGTACCTGTTGTGTTTGAAGTTAAGGCAGATTTACCTATTGCAGTATTATTATCTGCTGTTGTGTTAGCAAATAAAGCACTAATTCCCACAGCAACATTACTATTACCTGTTGTATTTTTACATAATGCTGATTTACCTACTGATGTATTTGAAGAACCTCCAGCATTTGCCGCTCCAGCTTCATAACCTAGTCCTGTATTATTATCTCCTGTAGTAAGTTCTAATGATCTGTAACCTAAACCTGTATTACCAGCACCCGTTATGTTAGTTTTTAAACTATTATAACCTACTGCTGTGTTATACGAAGCTGTTGTATTTGCACCTAAAGCACTTCTACCAATCGCAGTATTACAGCTTCCTGTGGTATTAGCATCTAATGCTGCTTGACCCATAACTACATTATTTGTTCCTGTTGTATTAGCTTTTAACGAATTAATCCCTACTGCTGTGTTAGATGAGCCAGTTGAGTTTGTACACATAGAATCTCTACCGATTGCTGTGTTATCACTTTCAGTATTTAATTTTAAAGCATGCATTCCTATAGCAGTTAAATTTACTCCTATTTGATTAGTAGCTAACGCACAAACACCAACTGCTACATTACAAGTTCCTGTTGTGTTAGCTTCTAAAGATTTAAATCCTACTGCTGTGTTGTTATCTGCTGAAGAGTTAGTTGATAAAGCTAATGTTCCAACTGCAACATTGTTATCTCCTGTTAAGTTAGCAGCCATAGCTCCTTGACCTACACCAGTATTACAACAACCTGTTGTTGTACTTAGTAAAGCTGAATGACCAATTCCTGTATTTCTATCTGCTGTTGTGTTACCATGTAAGGCACAAAAACCTATTGCTGAATTAAAACAACCTTCTGTGTTAGATTGCAATGACCTTCTACCAACAGCTGTATTAGAATGACCTGTTGTATTACTATACATAGATGCTGCACCTAATGCAGTATTATCACTAGCTGTTGTGTTGCTAAATAAAGTGCTATCCCCTACTGCAACATTAGCTCCACCTGTTGTGTTATTTTGCATATTATCATAACCAACAGATATATTGGAAATACCTGTTGTGTTATTAATTAAAGCTCTACTTATAGCTACATTATAACACCCTGTTTCATTATCTAATAAAGCATCTACACCTACAGCAATATTACTACATCCTGTTGTGGTATCTCTTAAAGAACGATAACCAACTGCTGTATTGCAGTCACCTGTTGTAATTCCTGTTCCAGATTCAGAGCCAATAGCAGTATTTTTAACACCACCAGATTGAACACTATCTAATGCAGTATCTCCCATTGCAACGTTATCTGTTCCTGTAGGATAATTACCATCTAATTTTATTGTGCCACCATCAACTACAAAGTTTCCTGTAAGCGTTAATCCTCCACCTGGAGCTAAACTTACGCCTGATGGAACGACAACCGTGTCTCCTGAAGTACCAAGAGTTAACGTTGTTCCTGATTGCGGGTCTATTTGATCGACTTCAATTTTACTCATTATACGACTACTACCGTTCCTGTTATTGTTTGTGTTCCTGTTACTGTAACGGGCCCTGCTAAAACTCCAGAGTCTACTGTTTGATTAAGACTTAAAGTTGAAGCATGAGTTACTATATAAGGTGTTGCATCCATTACTGGAGAAATAGTTTTCTTAGCTGGCAATGTACAGAATACAGTTTTACTACCTGCACCAAAGTTTACTAAGTTATCACTATTAGAAGATGAAATGACTGTAGCATTAGAAGGTCTTGAAAGCGTATCTGTCCCTGCATCCGTTACAGTTCCAGTACCAACTTCAAAATCAGCTGTACCATCATGCACGATTGCATAATAAGTTTGCACACCATCCCCGATACCAGCAACAAAAGTTTCGAAACCTGTTTCGGTTCCACTTAAATCAATTGTTCCAGTGCCAGTAGTCGTTGTGGTTTGCTTAACCCTATCGTTAATTACAAATGCCGTCATTTACTACTCCAAAAAATCTTATGCGTTGCCAAGTCTAATAATAGCTGCAGAACTAGACGGAGTTGGAAACTGAATAACGAAATCACCGTTAGTTGCAGTTTTTGAACCACCGAAGTCTAAAACTAATACAGCATTATTGGATCCGCCACTCTTATAAATCAGTGCTCCTACTGCTGTTAAAGTTACAGAACTAAAAGTTAAGTCTGCAAAGTCAACGTATGCGATATTACTTGCAATCGCTACACCATTATTAGTTAAAGCATTTCCACCTGCAGTGTAATTTGTACCAGATGAAGAAACTTCATTAGTAGTAGAATACGCTGTTGTAGAAGTACTGAATCCACCTAAAGATGTAAACAAAGCAAGTTTAAAAGAAGTTCCACTATTTCCTGATGTGTCAAAACTAAACACGGATTTTAGTAGATCTGTTTTAAAAGAGTCAGGTACTATATTTGCCATTTTTTATCTCCTTAATTTATTTATGGTGATGGTGATTTTAAAGGAGTTCGAATAACACCATCTTGATATTCGTCTCGGCGTCTACGACCTTGTTGTTCGATCGCGTACGATTGTAAAGCTCTTTTAAAAGATCCTTCGTAGTATTGTAACATATCTGCGGGACCTTTCAAGTATCCATATGCTTCTACCAGACAAGCATACAAAAGTAAATCTTGATATTTATTAGATGTATAAGTTCCATTAGTACTTGGTGGAGTTACACCTGTAGTTGTTGTAATACTTTCTGGTTGTTTTGTATAGGCTAATGTAATTAAATTTGTACTATTTGGAGTAGGTGCTACTATCCAATAATTAGCATCCCAATTAGCATAATATTTAGGTATTCCAGAAGCGGTACCTGGAGTA